TGCCATAAAACCCGGCACCGGCTAACCCAGTCGAAAAGGCATCCACCTGGACAACCGCTGGCGTGCTAGATACTCCGGTTGCAAAAATAACAGCATTACTAAGCGGAGCTAAAGTACTATCACCCGTTGAAACAGTTAAGGGTGCTTTTGGATTGTCGGTGCCTACCCCTACATACCCAATAGTACGAACAAACAATCCATTCCCTGCGGTACTATTACTTTTAAACCGAGCCAAATACCCGGCATTACTAGTGCCTGTATTTTCTACATTTAAAAGACCAATCGGTGATTTGATTGCGTTATTGTTAGTTTTAAGCTCCAATAAGGAGCCTGTAGTCAATGCATTTCCATTAAAGGATAATGCGTTTCCTGTCGCCTTTGTTGACCAGTTCCATACTTGATCAAAATTCAGATTGTCAATAGTGTTAGTCGCAGTTGCGGCAGTAAGGCCACTAAGGCTTCCGCCACCACCCCCACCAGACGCAGAAATTCGTATGATATTTGGAGATTCTCGCACCATTACGATTCCAGACCCTTCTTTGAAAATTGCCGCTGTATTTTGGGTGCTTATCCGAACATCAATCGTCGAGTCAGTCAAGGTATTGACACTGAGATCCTGCAATTCATTGCTAGAAGATCCATCTTGTTCCGATGCCCACCCAGGATTTGATGATGCACCATTTGTTTTTAAAAACTGACCGCTGGTTCCAGCAGCCAACCTACCCCAATTGGTCCCATCGTAGTACATCACATCGCCCTGGGCATCTGAGCCTAGGGCTATATCGGTGCCATTAACAGAATTGTCAGCGATTTTAGCGGAATTTATTGCATTGTTCGCTATGTCTGCTCCCCAAACTTGGCCATCTGCAATGTCCGTGCTCTGGACGGCCCCGGCCACAAGTTTTGTACTATCAACAGATCCAGAAGCAAGCTTTGCTAAGGTCACGTTTGCATCCAGAATTTTCACAGTAGTCACCGCATTTGACGACAAATCAGCTGCCCACACTTGCCCGTTCGCTATATCGGTGGACTGTACAGAGGATGTTGATAGCTTTGTACTATCAACAGAATTATTTGATAGGTCAGCTAGCCATACCTGCCCGTTCGCTATGTCGGTCGATTGTACTGAACCAGTGATAAGCTTTGTACTATCAACAGAATTATTTGAAAGGTCAGCTAGCCACACCTGCCCGTTCGCTATGTCGGTCGATTGTACTGAACCAGTGATAAGCTTTGTACTATCAACTGAATTGCTTGACAAATCAGCCCGCCAAACTTGGCCATCAGCAATATCAGTGCTCTGGACAGCCCCGGCTACAAGTTTTGTACTATCAACAGAGCCAGAAGCAAGCTTTGCTAAGGTCACGTTTGCGTCCAGAATTTTCACGGTAGTCACCGCATTTGACGACAAATCAGCTGCCCACACCTGCCCGTTCGCTATATCGGTGGACTGTACCGCATTTGTTGCCAGCCTGGTACTATCAATCGCATCGGTTGCAATATCTAAAGGGACTCCAACGGTACCGTCTCCAGATAGCCGAGCTGCCTTTTGAACTACTTGTGACCCCCAGTTGTCTCCAGATCCACCACCAACATCCGGGGATGGAGCCCAAGCAGAGCCATTCCATTTTATTACATCATTAAGCACAGCGCCAGCCTGCGCAATTTTAACCATGGTAACTGCTCCCGATGCCAAATCAGTCGCCCACACCTGGCCATTCGCAATATCTGTCGATTGGACCGATCCGGTAATCAACTTCGTGCTGTCCACAGAATTACTCGATAGGTCAGCAAGCCAAACTTGTCCGTTTGCAATATCGGTCGATTGGACGGCATTTAATGCAAGCTTAGTACTGTCCACAATACCATTGGCCAGGTCCGATCTCCATACCTGGCCATCTGCAATGTCAGTTGATTGTACGGAGTTGGCCGCGAGCTTGGTACTATCAACAGCGCTGGCGGCCAGCTTTGCGAGTGTGACGTTCAGGTCAGCTATTTTAACCGTGGTCACTGAGTTGGTTGCTAAATCAGCGGCCCACACCTGGCCATCGCGAATATCTGTTGATTGTACTGCATTGGTTACAAGCTTCATACTATCCACCGAATTGCTAGATAAATCAGCCAACCAAACCTGTCCGTTTGCAATATCCGTAGACTGAACAGAGTTGGCCGCGAGCTTTGTACTATCCACCGCGCTAGCGGCCAGCTTTGCGAGTGTGACGTTCAGGTCAGCTATTTTAACCGTAGTCACTGAGTTAGTTGCTAAATCAGCGGCCCACACCTGGCCATCGCGAATATCTGTTGACTGCACCGAACTAGTAGCTAACCGGGAACTGTCTATCGCATTACTGGCCACCCCAAGCTCTGATCCAGTAACGCCAGTGCCCGTAAGCGTAGCATCTCTTGCAACCACCTGCGCTCCCCAGTCATCGCCACCACCGCCACCACCACCGCCACCGCTGTGATTCATCACATAGGTTTTGACAGCCAGCGCTGAAGGAATCATGTTGTTGGTAGCCCCGACAAGCGCGGTGTCGGTTGTAATGGATGTGAGTTTCTTGCCCTGCAACCATAACTCGGTTGTGGTCTTGATCACATCAGTCAGGATGGTCTTTTTCTGACCAAAAACAGCCACGCTTACGAATAGCATGGCAAACATTAAAAAGTGTTTGATTCTCATTGAAAAACGATTTTAATAGTCCAGGTGCCAGCAAGGCCATCGAAGTAAAGTGTTGTAGCACTTTCCAGGTCAAAATCAAGCGTGTAGATCCCCGCTGTATTTGCTGCAATGACCTCTGCTGGTAATATTTCGTCGCCACCAACGGTAGTACCGATTTTGAACACAGTGAGTGCTGAGGTGCTTTTGATTCTCACCTTATGAAGGATCTTACCACCAGCCATGGAGTGACTGGTGGTAGCCGAAGTTCCATTTAGCATCACCGGAGTCAGATCCACCACTGCAGATGAATCAGCCTTGTCATTCAAGCTGGTTGACAATCCAGTTATTGAGGCTTGTGGGATGCTTTCATTCTTGTGCCAATAGCTGTCCATCCAGTCATGGAATTGCGACTGCAATGGTTTTAAGCCAGTCAAAAACCAGCCTTTGATTGTACCAATGGTCTGTAGTGCCATGATGTTATATTCTTTGGATGTAAACTAATACCCGGTATGGTGGCCGGTTTTCGTGAGCTGTATCACCGCCCGCTAAATCCATGGCAACAGGTGCGTCCCGAATGTTCACCTCGTCGCCGGAATTGATTGTGTCAAATGCTGTGGGCGTGTCAGGTTGACTGACCTCACTCTTTTTCAGCATTCCAGTATCACCTGCAGCGATGATATCATTCGTGTGTCTGTGGGCTGGCATTTCTGCGATCGACAGCGTATGAAGCTTTTCCCCGCCAGAATTACCTGGTGTATTGTAGTTCACGTCCCACAGGTTGCCACCCGGGTCCGAGATCCGACCATCATAAGCAACTGCGAAGCGGCTCCGCATGTCAAAGGTTCCATTGGATCCGTTGCAAAGCGCCCAACCTTTGAGATCCCATTTGCCCAGCCCTGTACCGTCAAAATTTGCGCTAAGCGTTGCCCGCATTCTTACATCGCCAATCGGTGCAGCGGCACGTGCAATTACATCCGCGATGCGTTGGGAGGAATAGGGATTAAATGTAATAAAGTTGCTTGCTGGAACCGTATTTGTCCAGGTGCCGTCTTCTTTCAGATACACCGGGTATCCTCCGGAATAGGCTGGAGCTGCGATAAACTTCCGGTTGATCACCGCCGCGCCTGCGCTGATGTCACAGGTAGACGGGCCGGTAAGCACATTGCTCACCACGCAGCCTTGCATGATCACTTCGGGCTCAAATGTTACAGCATCAAGCAGCCGGTTCTGCAAATTCTGAATAGACTCAATGCGCTGTAAATTGGCAAATGGGAACTGTATAGCCCCGGTGCCAAATTTTGCCTTACGTGTGAAGTACCGTGGCACCAGGCTTCCGTTTTGGTTGGCCTTTGAAACCGTTACTTCTTCAACAAAGAAGTTGGTCGCTACCGTTCCTCCCTGGAAAAACATAAGCTCGCCATTGACCATGATCCAACCGTCTGACACGCTTCCACCGGTTTGAACTACCCCGGAAACAATGACCAGTTCACCAAACCATTTGCCAATACCATTCAGGCCATCCGTGTATGCGGACTGCATGAAACCTAGCGTTGCATCGGACTCCAATGGGAAGCCGTTAGGCTGTGTATTAAAATCTGCTTTATTCATTACATTACAATGATGTCGTAAAGGAGTTCGTAGTTTTTGGTTGGCAGTTTGTATGTATTCAAAAATGCCCGGATTGCCTCCTCTTCAGGCGGTAAACTATTGGGCAGATGAACGGTAAATTCAGTGCTGGTTCCGCTAATAAATTTGGGCAGGTAAAGCGGTTGGTTTTCGCTTTCCAGAAAAATGAAAAGCTTTGTACCTGTCACCGAATCTGTGATATAGATGTTGTTCGCTAAGGGCGAAAACACACGGTTTAAATGGAATTCTAAGGATCTCACTTGACCCGTTATTTTTAAATTATACCTGGTGCGATCAACATAAAGTACAAAGACTTCATTCAACTTCCGAACAGGCCAAAGGAGCCCATTGAGCAAATGCACCAGCACCACCTTACGAATAGCAGATGGCAACATCCAGTTGATCAATGTATTAATCTCGAGTGCGTACATTAGTCTGCAATGAAGTTGAGTACCAGGTCAGTATTTTCAGTGTAAAACTTCAGGTATCCTGAAAAGGGGTTATAGAACACATCCACATTGCCATAACTTGGATCGTCGTCACGACGAGCCTGACAAAGCCTTAATTCAGGAACATTCACCCCTTCGACGGTTTGCATCGCGTCCACAAGCCGGGCCTTGACAAACTCACCATTAAATGGCAGGTTTCTAAGGTATTTTTTAGCAGCATCCTGAACAGGAGTAGTTGCCGTTCCATCCAGGCGGGTCCCGGTGGAACTTAGTATCATTGGATCGTAATAAACATCGACCTCTATTTTCAAGCGGTCTGCATTGACGCTTCGAACGTTTACGACTACTCCAGCATCCTTGATTTCTCCAAAGTACGCGGCCACTGCAACCCTTTCTCCGAGGGAAAGTGGGACCAGATCCCCGGCTACTTCTTTGGCGACCTTGATGGTCAGCAGTCCATCCGTGGTTTCTGTGGCTGCAGATTGTTTGACAATCTTTTGCCCTTCGATTACATCTACCGCAACACCAGTATTGTCATAGTAGTCCTCTCCATCCACAAGCGTAGCGCCATGTTGATAGGCCAAGGCTTTGTTTCGATACCATCGCAATGTGTGCGGTTTAAGATCAGCAGCCAGTTCCGTGACTTCAACCTTGAATAGATCCCAAAGTGACTCGTGCGACCATATTGCCACCGCCACGATATAGGTCAACAGCCTCCAAATAGCAGTTGCGCTAGTGCTGGTTAAAGCACTAAGCGTGGTGTCGGCTTGCATACTTGCAATGATCTCCGCCTGTATTTCTGAAATCGGTCGTGCCATTATTGTACAATAAAGTCGTTTTGAATGATCCACCAACCAATGCCATCTCCGTAAGGAATGATCTGGCCAGCTGCCGGGAAATATTCCCCGGTTTTGAATACTGCTACAGTCCGCTTATCCACCGGGTCGGGCAGCTTTAGCACCTGCCCTCCAATCAAATCCGCTGTCATCCCCAGGCCATTCAGTGACGCCAGCTCGGGCCAGGCGCCGATTCCACCGCAAGACTGAATTGCAATGTCCGCCAGGGTCTGTCCAGGCTTTACAATTACATTACTCATAGTAGGCCTCGATTTGAAGGTTTGCGTTTTTGCCCTTCAGCGACAGTACTTTCATCCCGTCAAGTTCAAATTGCCGTTTGACCTCAGCATTGAGGTCCCCAAAATTCACATCATCTATGAGCCAGCTCTGCACCCCCACTCCACGTGTCGGAAACTCCCTCAACTCGCCCTTTTCGATCAATATCAACAATGCCTGATGCTGCTGGGTGCTTTCGCCAGCAACAAAATCACCATTGGCGATCTTCAGATCATAGTCAGTATCGAGTATCAAGTCGTTCATTTTAATATGCTGTCAATCTGTGTTTTGATTGCGTCAAATGCCGCCAGGTTAAGCGGTGGTGTGCTTGGGCTACCTGGTGCGGCACAAGTCACCGTGATTAGCTTGATTTGGTCAATAAGGCTGTCAATGGCCGTTTTCAAACTCACGCTGTTCCGCTCGATGCGTACTCCATCACTTTCCACCTTCACTGCCGTTTGCCCGCGCTGTGCTGCAATCATATCTGCGTCAATCAACCAGGTGCTTTGCCCAACTTTGAATGCCGCCTTCGTCGTTTCGCTGGTGGCCAGCACCGCATACTCTCCCTGGCTGTTGCCGATGTTGCCTACCAAAACCCAACTACCTACCGTGGGGATCAGCACAAATCCATCATCATTTCCGTCCACAGTGGCCCTCAACCGAACATCGAATATTTCAAGCTCGTCCGAACTTTCAACATCACAGGTCAAGTCAGATTCATTGACCGACTTGACCTGTGCCGGGAATACCGTCACCGTTTGGCGATTTGCCACAAATAGGTGCAGGGCACTTTGAAGTTCTTGTTTCGGGTCGCTCATACTTTCACTTTGATTCCGAGTTCTATTTTCCGTCTGGCACCGTTCGTGCCGTAGGTCGTGGTCACTTTGTCCACCAGGTGATCACCCGCCCGCTCGCCAAACTGCTTGTCACTGATCCTTGCTACATTGCCCACCTGAGCGAATGGTACAAGGAATGTGGTCAGACCTCCCTCGTATCCGGTAAACTTGTATTTGGCAGCTTCAGCCAAGGCCATCCTTTCCAAATCAGCCCCTTTGTCCAGATCGTAGAAATAGACCGTCCGCAATTCACCGTCTGCATCCCCGTACTCTTTTTCCACTTTGGTGTTGTTTTTCAATATGTGGACGGCCTTTACCTTGATGCGAACGTCTTCCTCGTTCACCCACTCCAGGTCATTATCGATCACGTTTTCCCCGAGTCCGTACTTCACCACCTTTTTGTCGGTGAAGCTGGTAAGCCCTACTCGCAACTTCGTGTTGGCCATGTATAGGGTCAGCCCGTAGCGTTCTTTGAGTTCCTGTATGGCCGATGCTGCAGTCACGTTCTTCAGGTAATAGGTCTTGAATTCAATGCCCGGAATTTCGCCATCAAGGGAGATCCCGGTATCTTTTAAGATGAATTCAAGCAACTTTTTCAGCGTCGTAGCTTTGAAACTGCCTTTGCAGTTTTTGCGCCTCAGCAACCAGGTTGAATCAATGCACTCAATTTCAAGGGGTGTTCCCGGCTTTATCTTGCTCACAAAACCCCTAAATTCTTCCTTTAAATCGTCATCATATCCCAGGTTTATCACCACTTCGTCACCCACTTTGAAGGCCTTTGCGGTCTCCACCTCGCTCACAAACTCCCCTTCGCGTTCCATCCTTGCCGTGGCCGGGATGGTGATGGTAGCCATATCCTCCAGCACTTTTGCCGAGGACTCTATTTTCACCGAGTTCACTCGGGTGAACTTCTTTCCGGCTATTTGTATGTCAGCAGTCAGGACGTACATTACAATTCAAGTAAAAAGTCCTCGTCAGAGACACAGGTGAACTGATACGCCTGGGCGTGTTGGATCCCGATCATTTCCGGAAGCTCAAAGCCAGTGATCACCAGCCTGTAAATGCCCAGCAGGTTGGTCAGTGCGCACATGACTTCCAGTGCTTCATTTTTCTCATATAGATCCCGGAGGCCTTTTACAGTGTCCTCAGGATAAACCAGTTTGCTTTTGGTGTTTATCGCAATACCACGAATGGTGACTTGCCAATCTTCAATACTGATCAGTTCCTTTACGGTGCCTCTCCTGGTGCTACCAGCCAGTGCCGTTTCCACAATATTCTTCCGGCTGGAGATGCTGATACTTGGCTCGTTTGGCAGGATCACACCACCCAGGCGCATAGGCATGAAAATGGTACGGCCATCTGCCATGGTAGCATTAAGGCTATTGCGTACCTGGACGAACTCCGTTCCTTCCTCGTCGCTCGAAATGGGCAGATCATCAAAGTCCAGCTCATTGCGGATCTCAGGCTCCTGGATCTGACTTGGATCAAAAGGCTTGCCCCGGCCAAACCCAAATGCCTGGTTGAATAATGTGCCTATGTCAAAATTGATCTGTGCCATTATTTACCTTGTTGTTGGTTGCCAGAGTTAACCACCTGGAGCATGAGTTTCATCAGCATCGCCTCCACCTCTGTGGATCCCTCTTTGAGGTTGGTGGTGTTGATCGTTATGCCGCCTTCATTCAGCTTGCCTACATTGATAGTCACGTTGCGCTGGCCACCGCCAGTGATGCTGTTACTGATTTCGCTGGCTTTACTTTTATCCTTACCATCTCCTGCACCAGGTGCGGAGAATGCAGCGCCTCCTAAAGCTCCAGCAGGGTTGGCTGCGCCCGATAGTTTGTCAGCAGCCGTTCCGCCTTTGAAATTGGCTACTCCATCATTCCAGCCTGTATTCATGGCATTGGATAGGCGGTCGCTGATACTTGGGCCATCAATGATCTTTTGCATGGCTGCGACGCCTTCCTGGAATCCCTCCACGATCATGGCTGGATTAAAAGTCAAGGTGCCCAGGAGCGTTTTCCCAAACGCCATCATCGGAGCGATCAGGTAGTCATACACGATGTTGGCCGTTTCTTTCATAATTGCCCACATGGAGAACAAAAAGCCGCGAAAGCCTTCAAACTTGTTCCAGGCGTATATCACTGCAGCTCCTACTGCGATGATAGCACCAATGATAAATCCTATCGGGTTGGCATAGAAAGCGACGCTAAGCGCGTTAACCGCGCCCGTAAGCCCACCCGTCATAAGTGCCGCAATGCCGGCAGTGATGTTGTAAATTTTTGTAGCTGCCCAGACTCCACCTATGGTAGTGGCCAGGAACCCAAGCATGTTGATGTTTTTACCGATCCAGTCGACCATTGGAATAAATACATCATTGATTAGCGCAGTGGCCGTTGGCATCAATTGAGTGCCCACCAATTCTTTCAGGTTTAGAATTGAGTTTCCAAACTTGTCGAACTGTGCCCGAGGTGTATTCATCGCGGCCTCGAGACCTGGTCCAAAAGTGCGCTGCATTTCTGCCGCGAATTTTGGCAGGAAATCCTCCGCTACCACCTGCCCTTGCTCCATCATCTTGTTAAGCTCAGAAGTGGTCACACCCATGGCACGGGCCGCGATCCCAAACGCTCCTGGTATACGCTCGCCCAACTGGCCACGCAACTCCTCCGCCTGCACCTTGCCCTTGCTGGCCATTTGGCCTAAGGCAAGGATCGCCCCGGTCGTGTTGTCTGCACTTAATCCCATCACCCTGGAAGCCACCGCTACAGAATCAAATATGTCACGCTGCTGAATGGCGGTGATATTCGTGCCGATCATGGAGCCAGTAAGGGTTTTAAATCCCTCCTTAGCTGCCATCAGCGGTGTGTTAAGCCTTGCGGCGGTCTGCTCGACGTAAGCAAGGTTTGCCGCGCCTTCTGCACCACCTGCGAAGGTGATAGCCGTATCCAGGCTCGAAATATTGGCAGTTGTATTGAGACTGCCCAAAGTAGCAGCTGCAATGCCAAGACCGGCCACCCAGCCCATCACTGACGAGCGCAAGCCGCTAAAGACGCTGCGTCCGGTACTACCCAGGTTATTGAGTTTAGTTTGGGTCTGGCCTACCTCTCCCTGCACCCGATCAAGCGAGTTTTCGAACCCGCCAGCCATGGAGGCCAGCTTTCCGAATGCACCGCCATTGAGAACGGTCAGGTTTATGAGGTAATTGAATCCGGTCATTTTGCTTGTTTTTCAGCTTTGCGGATGTGTTCCAGTTGTTTGATCTTCAAGGCCCACACATCATCCGTGAGAGACTCCGGATCGGCAATGTGGAGATAGTATTGCAGTAGCGTGTTGTAGTACTCTACTTCGTTTTCCTCGGGGCTGCCTTCTACCCCGTTTATCAGTTTTTTAGTTTCTCGCCCGTGTAGCTTACAAATTCATCCATTACCTCAGCAAGTCCCAGCAGGTGCCCGGAGCTTGCTTTGATTTCCTCATCTCCTTCGATCCAACACTTTCGAAGCAGATCTTCAATGTATCGCAGTGGGTTAATTCGTGAGGCAGCCTGGGCGGCGCTGTATTCGCTTCGTGTGGCCGGGCGAAGGGTACACTTCAAGTCGTCGGCGAAAAGTATCTCCGCATTACCCCCTGTAAAATCAATTAGGCAAACCTGTTTGTTAAACAGTTCATCCATGACTTTCAGGAGCTGGTGACAATAACCAGTATTCTCTTTGATGCGCTTATCGCCCTCTACTATACACTGTGATAGGATCACATCCGCTGCGCCCAGTGGGTCGCGTCGGGTGGCTGCAAGCATTTGTCCAAGTACTGCCCGGTTGGGCTTTTTCAGTACAATCGTGGTGCCATCACCAAAATCGACCTTTAGATTTTCATTAAATTCCGAAACCGTCGCCATTATAAAAGTGAATTTGAAGGATGAAAAAAGGGGCGGGACATCGCTGCGCCCGCCCCTTTTGTGAGTATCTTGAAATAGGTGTTACGCGTTGCGTTTGATCCCGAGGGCCATAAAGTCGAGGTCGACCTTCATGAACTTATCTTCCTGCTCCAGGCCTTTCTCATACTTTGAGATCTCTGCAGAAAGCACGATATCCGTAGTAGAGTTGGCACCATTGCCGTATGATACCACGATGTCAAATGCGACATCAGTCAAGTCATACAATGGGTTTACTGCCTGCACAGCGGCCTCAAGTGCTTCCAATTCGGACTGCAGCAGGGTGATTTTCCCTTCATAGGATTTGTTCCCGGATTGGATAGACAGCGGATCACTGCCGCGTCCGTAGACGGCCTCTTTGTCACGATCCACGCCGTAGCTGATCCCCTGGATCCCGGTCAACTCACGGCCCAAAAGGACTACGCGCACATCAGACCAGGCATATTGTTTGGTATTGAAAGCCATTGCGTTAGTTCAATTTATTAGCGAATCCAAGCTGCACTTCAATCTCTTTGGCATAGCCAAAAGGAACAATGCGCGCATCGATGCATATTTTGTTAGTACTGAGCACGTTTTGGGTCGGATCAACATAAGCTGCAAATCCGCTGATCTCACCAGCCATCGCAGTGTTTACGGCACGCTCAATGAGCGATTGATAGTACTTTGCTTTGGCAGCTGAAAGAAAGCCCGTAGTCGGGTCAATCTCCACCTCGTCAAGGATCTCTTCCACATAAGTGGCATAAGCGATCCGAATCGCTTTGTTTATCACCCGGCAACGTGCCAGGCTTGAGTAGTCGTCGGTAGAAGCCACTGAAGTAGGATCGTCACTGAAGTAGTAACCAGCTTTGCCGGTGTACTTGCGCAGGGTGATGTACCCCTTGTCGTGGATGGCGGTCGCGGAGCTTTCGACCGTCTCGAATGCCGCCGAGCCCAAAAAGGCTGCAATCATAGTCACACTGCCATCCTTCACACGACCAGGGTTACGCATAACCGGAACCGAAGCCAGACGACCCAAAAGCAGGCCAATGGCAGCACGTGCGCCAGTCTCCGAGTTTCCAATCAAAATGGAAATGTTCTTTTTGGTCTGAATTTTCAGATCCGCCAGGGTGGAAGTGGTACCAGTGTAGGCATATCCTTCCACCACGATATTGATGGGACGGAAGATCGCCAGCTGGTCATCTACCAGAGCTTGTCCAGTAACCAGGGCGTTGATCACGTCCAGGTCGATCTGGTTGGCTGTAGTGTTTGGCGTGTAGCCACCTGCAGGGTTGCGTCCTACGCCCAGGAGTTTGATGCGGCCGCCAGCGTCGTCGAGCAGTTTTTTTGCAAAAGCCTGCGTCTTGTCAAGGACGCTGGTCATGGTGGTCGCCTGAGAAACCAACATGACCCAAAGCTCGGCACCATCGCCAGCTTCATCGTAATACTCCTTGATTTGACGCCAAACTTTGACTGTATTGGTCGTGTCGTAGGCTGCGTTAATCCCTACAGCCTCAAATTCATCCAGGCCGAAGCCCTGCTTTGAGACGCCAAGCGCAAGGCCTGAAGCAGCTATACCGTTGAAAACGATACCAACTACACCGTCAGCACCTGGTGCGACAAGGCCGAGTTGGCCGCTTGTGAGGACTATGGAAACTTTAGGCAGTGCCATGTGTGATTGCTATTGAGGGTGAACGTTTCCGAAGGTAGGCGGCATCACTAAACGTGAGTGCCGCCCCCTGATCGGGCGTTCGGAATAATTTTGTCGAGGATAAACTTGATGAAGCTAAATATGGAATTGTCCTTATTGCTTGGAGTTACCCTGATGATAGATTCGATAAAGACCAAAAATGCAGATAGTATTACCCCCCAATGGGTTTTGAGTAAGCCCCAAAACCCACCGCTACTTTCTTCAGCTGGAGCGGGTGTTTCAGGTTCATCAACATTGATCGTGGGTGGTACGTCTGTTTGAGAATACGCGATTGGAATAGGATCTGACTGGAATTTCAAGCTGGTTTTACAGACCTCTGAATTATCCAGCAAACTTGACTGGGGCTTAGCAGGAATCTTTTGGGCTTGCAAAGGAATAACTGACGTGGTGGTAGCAGGAGACTCCACCGTCAAGGGACCAATGTGTGTTGGCGCGGCAATCGGTTCAAACTGATCATGCGCCGCTCGATCAGCTTTAAAGTCCTTTAAATCACTATCAGCGACTTGGAATTTGTTGATAATAAAGGCTCCCAGAATAACCAGGAGTGCGAGTTTTGGCCAGATGCCGAAATTGCCTTTCATAGTTTGCTTGTTGAAATTTGAGTGTGTAAGAAATTGGATTAGCCTTTTTTGCCTCGACCCTTTTTGGGGGTCTGGACATGTTCGGAAGGAGAATCATCTCCTGATTCAGCTTCTGGAGCATCGACCTCTGGCTTTTCGGAGCCATCCGCCTTTGACTTTCCCGGAGCAGCAGCCTTTGGCTTTTCCGGAGCCTCGGACGGGCGTTTTACCCGCTCCACCGGCTTGCCAGTGTTCACGCTATGCGATTGGGCGTGGCCTGGCTCAAGGAACGGCATCCCGTCCACTACAAATATTTCATCCACCTGGGGGTGGCACTCGAATACAGATTTGAAATTTTCCATCAGAGGTTAATAACTTTAACGATGATACTGCCTGCGATGCCCGCTAAGAATCCGACGATCAGGCCCCAGATCTTAAACTGGACCTCACCTTTTAAGACTCGCATCTCCAGCTTATTGATTGCGTCAGCATTGACCCGTCCTTGAGCAACCTCCGTTTCGAGACGATCTACTTTCTCAATCAAGAGTAGCAGCATTTCGCGCTCCGTGAGGTCGCTCATTTTCTGTCGGGACATTGTCAAATTAGTTGATCGTTTGCTCAGACTTCTGTACGAACTTACCGTTTGCGTACACGAATCCGACAAGCTTGGTTTTGTTGATCACACCGGTAGTGCCAGGACTGGTGACAAATGTGCTACCATAGGTAGTGTTGAATGCCGAGCCCCCGCAAGGGATCTCGATAAGCAACTCCGCTCCATCCAATACACCACTTGGCGTGATGTTGATCGTGGTGGCGGCTGTCAGGTTACCCGACAGCTTGAGGTAGGTCATTTGATCGCTGACAGTGTCGTTGATCGTGGTTGCGGTCGTTACCGTCCGCACATCGGCCTTGCCGAAAGGATATTTTACGCCGTTAGACATGGCTATTGTCGTGGTTTAATAATTGAACTGAACTAATTGGAGGCTTATGCTGCCAGACACATTGATTATGGGCGAGCGGCGATATAGCCAAGGCCTTTGTTGTCTGCGCGACGGTTGCGACCACCCAGGCGAAGGAGGAAGGACACCACGTCGCCGTAGTATTCCGCTTTGCCGGGATTGTCAAAAATGTCCACATCACCAAGGGCGCGCTCTACCGCACCTTCATGGTAGAAAAAGGCACATTCGTTGTCGTCCGTTGCACTGGCTGCTTCAGGCAGCTTAATGGTACCACCGGTGGTTTCAACCAAAACGCTGGAGCGCTCATACAGGTCAAAGCCAAAGAGGCGACCCACCATGCCCGACTTCAGATCCACAACCTGCTGGAAAGCATACTTGAGGTTGTTGTCAGACATCAACTGGTCCAGGAAATTTGCAGGCAACACCATCACACGACCATCCTTGGGAAGGTTTTGGTTATTGAGCAACAACTGCGCTTTGCGGATGTCAGCTTCAGTGATAATTTTCCGGTTGCCAGTTGCACCAGGGGCCGTGCCGGCAGCGGAAGCTCCAGTGGTCAAAATTTTGCTCGCAACCGGGATATTTACGCCCCAGTTGTACAGCATATTGTCACCAGCTACTTCCATCAGCGAACCCATATCCTCGCGGATCACGGATGCGCGCTTGTCGTAGGACAGCTCCTTTTTGTCAATATCGACAATGAGGCGTGGATCGGTTGTGTACTCGTCCAGTACATACACGATGTCGGTATCAGAGCGCTTCACAATGGGCGCAGGCAAGTTGACGCGGTTACGTTCAACTTTAGACGGTGCTCCAGCCTGAGGGATGTGAACGATCCGGCCACCAACGACCATGTCGTCTGCATTGAATGCGCGGGTGAGGAATGCGTTGCTTTTGAATAGGGACTCGATAATATCGGGTCTCCACATTTCTTTGTTGACTGCCATCGGTCAGTTATTGTTTATACCACAGGCTGGGCCTGGGCTTGGGTGTTGAATTTTTTATTTGGTACTAAGAAACCTTGTAGTCCTTACCGTACTCAGCTTTGTACAGCTGCTTGAAGGTTTCGAGGTCGTTTTCCTTCAGAGAAGCAAGCACCGAAGGGTTTTCCTTCGAAAGCTGAGAGAAGGACTTGCCATCGTAAGTGAACTTGCCGGATTCGCCCTGCTTACCACCTGCAGGGAAATCGGAAAGCTTGATGGCCTTCGGCAAAGAGTCCAAAACAGATTTGGCACTGTCGTAATCAGCTTCAAAAAGCTTTTCATAAGTGCCGCGCTGACCTTGAGGCACCCGATTTTCTTCAACCGCCTTGTCGAGCAGGGATTTGATCTCTACTTTGCGGGCATCGGCCTGAGCATCTTTAAAGGCCTTTAAATTGGCTTTCAAAGAATCGTTTTCAGCAACCAAACCTTGCAGGTCGGCAATCTTAGCCTGCACATCAGCAAGCGTGGCAGTTTTCGGCATTCTCAAGAAGAGCGCCATCGATTCCAGTTCGTTCATTTCTGTTTGTACAGGTTGTGAAATAAGAGTTGGCAAGTTTTGCAATGTACCAGGGTCGGAAAGATTGACTACTGATCCGTCCTGGTCGTATAGCACCAGGGCGTTTTTATTGGAAGGGATGTCACAAAGGGAGATTTCGCGCAGTTTGCTTTTGGTAACAGTTGGCCGGGTTTGGCCAGGCTTCAGGAGATCAGCTGATTCGCTCCACTCCAAAATCTGGATACCAATAGAAGCTGCCCGCAAATGCCCCTTTTCAAACTTCTTTGCGATACGAGACGAAAACTCATCCTCTGTATCGATCTCCGGGATGGCCGTGATCTCCGCGCCATTTACCGACAAATCCTTCCAAATACCAATAGGCAAAATCTCATCTTCCATGCCACGCCAGGGCTGCGCGTGATTCCACAGGCAGATCGGGTTGTTTTTAAAATCGCTCAAGTCTATGCCGCTGGTTTTGACCCAGAAGCCGTAGCTGTTAAGTGATTCATCTGTGACGCGAATACGTTTTGACATTGCTGCGATTGCTAATTGATGGCACAAACATAATAGCACTCAAACCGCATAAAAAAACCCCTTTCTAATGGTTATGGCGCACGTTACAACAGTTTTTAAGCCTTTCGTAACGGGTATGCCATCCGCTGAATATCGGCCTTTTGCAGGACTACTTTTGCCAGACGGTTCGCCTGGCGGCGAACAAACAGCCTATGACTATAGATCAAAAAAAGGATTTCGCGAAAGTCCTGTACATCCGGGAACGACTCACTCAAAAGGAAGTGGCCCAACGCGTTGGTGTTGGTGAACACGCCCTCGGACGCTGGGTAAAGGATTTGGGCTGGGATAAACTCCGGCGCTCACTGCTCGTAACTAAGCATGAGCAGATCGCTATGCTATATGGCCAACTGGAAGCGCAGAATGTGATCATCAACGAGCGCGATTCCAAAGTGGCCAATAATAAGGAAGCCGACGTGATCTCCAAACTCTGCGCTGCCATTCGCAGCCTGGAGACGGAAGTCAACATCGGCGACCGCATAGAAATAGGAATGGAGTTTGGCGAGTATGCTCGCCAGAACGCTCCTGAAAAAGTGGGCGAGCTGGTGGAGCTCTTTGATGCTTACCTAAAAACCAAGATCAAATGAGCAACCAGCGCAGCGACAGACAATGGATGGAGCGCTGGGATGCGTTTCGCAAAAACCTCCAGCGCGAAACACCTGCCCCGATCAATGAGACGGACGCAGAGAAAGCAGCGCGTATCAAAAAGCTGCAGGGCAACTTTGAAGAGTTTTGTAAGTATTACTTCCCAAACTACGCATCTGCCCCATTTGCGCCATTCCATCTGAAGTTTGCCAAAAAAGTATCCAAGGCTGAAAAGATATACATGGTGCGTGCCTGGGCGCGTGAACACGCTAAGAGCGTGGTGGCCGGGTTGTTCGTCCCATTGTTCGAGATGTTCAACGACCGCATGTACAACATGCTGCTCGTATCGCACTCCTATGACAATGCCTGCGAACTGCTCATGCCGCTCATGGTCAACCTGGAGAGCAACCAAAGGATTTTGCACGACTTTGGTCAGCAAAAGAGTTGGCGAGGTTGGGAAGTGGGCAAGTTCGTCACAGCTGACGGTCGATCGTTCCGCGCTTTGGGTGCCGGGCAGAGTCCTCGCGGATCGCGTAACGAGGAGAAACGTCCTGACTTTATTCTCATTGATGATATTGACACGGACGAGGAAGCTCGCAACCCGGTACGTCTGAAGAAGAAATGGGACTGGATAGAACAGGCTCTTTTCCCGACGCTCAGTATCACCGGGCGCAAACGCTTCATTTTCGTTGGTAACATCATTGCGAAGGACGGCATCATCATCCGTGCCTCCAAGATGGCCGACGATTTCGAGCAGATCAATATCCTGGACAGCAAAGGCAAACCTTCCTGGTCGGGCCGCTACTCGCTCGAGGATGTCAACTACATGCTATCCAAGATATCCTACGCCTCCGGGCAAAAGGAGTATTTTAATAACCCGATCAATGAGGGTACGGTATTCACCGACATCAAGTGGGGCAAGGTACCCCCACTGAACAAATTCAGGATGGTGGTGAATTACTGCGATTCAAGCTACAAGGACAGCCGAAAAAACGATTTCAAGGCGGTGATCCTGGTTGGAGAGTTGAACGGTGATTACTACATCATCAAAGCCCGGCTGGAGCAAACAGTCCTAAACCAGATGCTCCTGTGGTTTTATGATCTACGGGACTTTGTAGCCGATCGAACCCAGGTGTATAACTATGTCGAGTGCAACGGATTCCAGGACGCATGGTACCAGGATGTATTTATGCCAGCGCTGCGCAACATGGAGAAAACGCGTGGCACACTGGCCGTTTCACCAGACGACCGCGACAAGCCCGACAAGTTCAGCCGCATCGAGGGCAACCTGGAGCCAATCAATCGGCGCGGTTCACTCATATTCAACGAGGCCGAACGCAACGATCCGCACATGATGCGGCTCGAGGAACAGTTTAAAGCAATCGAGCCAAACCTCCCAGCACACGACGATGGCCCGGATGCCACAGAAGGTGCCGTCTGGATTATCAATACTAAACTGCGCAAGATGGATCCGATTAAAGTCGGGCACGATCGGCGCACTTCAAAGAAGTACTAATGGGATTTTTAACGACAAACGATCTGTACCAATCCATCCTCCAGGACGAACTCGACGAGATCACCCGGGGTGATACCGCCGTAGTTGCACAGGCCATGCTGGCGGCTGAAACCGAAATGCGGCAATGGCTGTACGACACCTTCGATGTGGATACTGCATTCGCCACGACTGGTGCCAACCGCCATGCGCTCCTGGTGCAGTATGGAGTTGACCTGGCTATTTACTACCTGGTGGCCAGGGGTATGGGTGGACAGGACTTTGACGATCGCAAAAGCCGCTACGACCGTGCCATCAACTGGCTCAAATCGGCTGCAAAGACCGAGCTGTATGCAGACTTGCCCAGACGGGCCGAAACCAAGCAGCAGCACATTACATACGGTAGCAACGCAAAGCGGTCTAACTACTTCTAGCACAAGCGCGCCTTTGCCCTTTAAACGCCTTTAAACGGAGACTTGGACGCATCACCAGTATCAATATGACACTTGACATAAAAAGTTTGCTCACGGGCGCAAAATCAAACATTCTGTTTTTAGCAGATAAGATGACTGGCAAAAAGCAAAACATTGTTGTAAACCATACAACGGTGCGGCCAGTGGCCCGAAAAAGCCAGGACATAACCAAGTGGCGCAATGCGCTGATCGCTGCGGAGCAGGACAATCAGCAACGGACGCTGCTGTATGATCTGTACTCCGACATCCTTTTGGATGGTCGGTTGAAGGCACTGATATTTCAGCGCATTGCAAGGATCACCAACACCCCGCTGACTTTTAGCGTAAACGGCAAACCCGTCGAAGAGCTGAATGCCCTGGCCACTAAACGTTGTGTCCGCAAATTCATCACAGAGGCCTTGAACTCGCGTTTCTATGGCCACTCATTGCTTGAGCTGTATTGGCCAGCATTTGGCACGACCGATAAAGGGGTAACCAACCTGGTGCCACGTAAGCACGTGAAACCCAAGAAAGGGGTGGTAACCAAAAATCAGTGGGATATTGAAGGCCTGCCATACCGGGAAGCTCCATACAAAAACTTCTGCATTGAAGTCGGCGAGCCTGACGATCTGGGTCTTATCCTCGAAGCTTGTCCACACATTATATACAAGCGTGGCGGCTTTGGAGACTGGGCGGAATTTGCCGAGGTCTTTGGTATGCCGTTTCGATGGGCTACCTATAATAACGAAGCAAGTCGCGGGATACTTGAAGCCGCGTTGTCTGAAGCTGGAAGCGCTGGATTTGTCGTTGCGCCCGAAGATGCCAAGCTGCAATTCTTCAACCCCACGGCAGGCAGTGCCTCCAACGATATATTTCGCTTCCTGATCGATGCCTGCAACCAGGAGCTGAGTATCACCATCCTGGGCAACACCATGAGCACCCAGGAGGCGAAGCATTCCGGATATGCCCAGAGTGAAACTCAAATGAAAACGCAGGACGAGGTACACGCCGACGATCGGGCATTTGTGCTGAGCATCCTGAACGAAGATCTGCAAACTTACCTGTTATCCCTGGGCTACCCGGTGGAGGGTGGAACCTGGTCCTTTGAAGACAGCGATGGACTGACCCTGACCGCTCGTATTGCCATTGATGAAAAGGTGGCGGCCCGGGTGCCGATCGGGGAAGACTACTGGTACGAACGCTATGGCATCCCGAAACCGAAGCCTGGAGAGATCCCAGCCGACGACGACACCGAAGATCCCGCCACAGGGAAACCCACGCCAGGTAAAAAGGCTCAAGCCGGGAAAGGAAAAAAAGCCTGAGCCGTAGTGCGCAGCGCGGGCTGGATTTAATCGCGCTCTACGGCTTGGACCATGCACACCCGCCAACCTGCACCTGTGCGGGTTGCTTGCCCGCCGTAGCCTTGGCGGAGGCGGGTGGCCTTGACATCCGATGGCGTAAAATGCCCGTTGATGTGGTGAGTGATTATCTGGAAGCAGTGTACACGCAAAAGATCACCACGACAGATCTGCACGAAGGGCTTTTCAGGGAATACTTCAGTAGGTTCAAAAACCACGCAGAGGCGGGTTGGGGTAAGCAGTTTAAGGATGCAGCTGGCGTAGCTGAATGGGAAATGATGCAGCGCATCGAGCGCAACCTGCGAGACTTCACTGCACATAAGCAGGCAACCATCACGGGCGACCTGCGCAAGTTGCTGCAGGGGACAGATGGGAAGCGCGATCGCAAGGAGTGGGAAAAAGAAGCCATGCGTGTTATGAAGCGGCACAATGGGCTTTACCTACGCGCCGAACTGGATACAGCCACACAGGCGGCACAGGCTGCTGAAAGCTGGCAGGAGTTTGAACGACGCAAATACCTATACCCAAACCTTCGGTACGAAACGGCTGGAGATGAACGCGTTCGGGAAAGCCATCGATCCCTTGACGGCACAGTAAGGCCGGTGGACGATCCCTTTTGGGACACTTATTACCCGCCAAACGGGTGGCGTTGCCGTTGTAAGGTAATCCAGACCGATGAAGCGACAACGGGAAGCGGAGCTGCAGATTTTGAGCCACCGAAAGGATTCAGGCAAAATGTCGGGAAAACCGGAAAGCTGTTTGGAGATGATCACCCCTATTTCAACCAGGCAGCGCTCGATGCGGAGCGGATCCGGGACAATGCCGCCAGGATGCATGCAAAGGTGAGTCGGCAAGAGGTTCGAGAGTGGGCAAAAGAGACTGACTTCTCATTGCGTCTACCACACTTTCCCCAGCCTGTGGGCATGACAAACGGGGAGGTCAAGACTGTTACTGGGAAACCGCACCGGCAATCTGCCAGCAGAAACCAGTTGCTATACATCCTGGCCACATTGGCGGACAAAATCAAATACCTGGGTACCGTAGCAGACAGCGGTGAACATGCCACCGTAAGGGCCTGGTACTACTACTCCATCACTTTGGATGGGGTTGATTATTACATCAACATCTGGAAGCAGGTATTTGACGATAAAACAGAAAGGCTTGGTATCCATGCCATCACGGATACCAAGCCTGATTTTGGAGGGCCTTAAAAAGAAGTTACCCGCCGAGGTTTTGCAGGCGGCATCTTATCCGGCTTTTCAAGAACGATTGTCATCATGACACCAAGCGTGCCAGCAACAAATCCATGGGAAATAATTTGTACGATCTTATACCCCTCTGCAAAAAGAGGATCTAAGTTTTGAATTTCACTAAACGTTGCTTTTTCATGAGAAAGCCCCGCTGTGGTAGTAAGGATGTTGATGATCTTTTGCATAAAAACGTGATTTGGTTAAAAATAAAAAAGCCCGGTGTTACCTACTGGTTATGCAAACCAGTCACTGGCACCGGACTTCGAGTACAAAAGTACATACTATGAGCGAAAAAGCAAGTGATTATTTTAAGCGGCTTGCAGCAGCAATGCCCGCGCTGGAGCAAGAGATCGTCAGAGACGTGATTGCCGTGGAGGCTGAGCGCATCCATGCCGAAAACTTCCGAGCAGAGGCTTTTATTGATACGCCAGTCGACAAGTGGCAACCAAGAATTGAAGATTTAAGAGGTGGATATTACAGCAGTATTCAAGATGCCTCGGCAGGGTTAAAATCACGTAAAGCTAAACGAGGAGCGAAAAAGCGGGCCTTGCTAGTGAAGACCTCAACGTTGAAGGGTCATGCATTAAAAGGCCGTACCCGGAATGGTGCAGTAGAATTTGTATTCCCATTAGAATATGAAAGGGTACATAATGAAGGATTGAGGGCTGGCAGAGGCTCTGGATTTAAGATGCCAAAGCGCCAATTCGTTGGCGAAAGCAAAGTGCTCACCGAGCGTATCAACAAAAAGGCAAAGAAGCTCATCGATTACCATTTAAAAAAGCTTTAGATGAAAGAGGTATTCACCGCCATCAGCGACAAACTGACAGCCACCGTAACAGCCATACGGTGGGTAGACTTCGACATGGGGCAGCTCAATGAAGCGCCACCACCCGTCTCATGGCCATGCGCCTTGATTGACTACTCGGCCAACACCGTGGAGCAGGGCAGCGACCTGAGCGTACAAGAAACGCTGAGCGTGGAGATCACCCTGGGCTTCAAGCTCCGGGAGCGGACGCACTCGAAAACCAACCCGGTATTCAAAGCGGAAGCACTGGAACACCTCGACGTGGTGGAGTCTGTGCGCATTGCGCTCGAAGGGCTGGCCGGAACCTCTTTTGCCGCGCTTACTTACACAGGCTTTACCCGCGATCGTCGCGCCGATTACCGTGTGTATCGGCTGACGTTTGCGGTGCTGCACTACCCGGAAGCTCCGGACAGCCCCTACGTGCCATGGAATGACGTACCAGGTACTGTGGGCATTGGCCCTGACTTCTGCATTCATCCGGACTTGATCCCATAATTGCCTACGGGCGGTAAAAGCAAACACTATGAAAATTGTAAAAGCTGAACTTCGAACCGACCAATACTACCAGGGCGTTTATCAAAAAAGGAACATAGTGCTCCACCATACGGTTAGTAGCACAGCAAGCTCTGCATTGACCTGGTGGAAGATGACGCCCGACCGCGTTGGTACGGCATTCGTCATAGATAAAGACGGCACCATTTACCAGGCTTTTGACCCCAAGTTTTGGGCGCATCACCTTGGTCTAAAGACCAATCGGAACCTGGAGCTGAACCGCCGATCCATTGGCATTGAGATCGTAAACGAAGGGCCCTTAAAAGTGGTAGACGATAAAGCCTATTGGAATTTTTCACCTGGTAAATTGGGGGCAAGATATCGGGGCGAAAGGGTACAACATCCATGGCGTGGATATGAATGGTGGGCAAAATATACTCCAGAGCAATATGCCGCACTCAATGAACTGATCCCTGCCATGTTGGCTCAATTCAACCTAAAACCAACGGTTTATACCGGGATGGATTTTAACCCGGTCGCGCCCGATCGCGCCACGATCTACAGCCACCGAAATGTTAGGCAGGACAAAAGCGACCTTTCCCCGGCGTTTGATTTTGAGTTGCTGACCTGTTTAAAGACCAGCGTTTTGGTATAAAAGAAAGCCCCCGGAGAGTGATCTCCGGGGGCTTTCTTGGTTGTAGGCTTTTTGATGCGTTAGCTGTCGCCTTGGCTTAAGGCTGGGAGTGCTACAATATTTTAGCACATATTGAATTGTAGGCTTCCTTTACAAACTCATGGTTGAAGCCATTTAAATCCACAGATACTCCAGAGGCAAATATCTTCAGTGTTGGCATTCCTGGTGCAAGTTTGGAAACCGGTGGGTCATAGCTTACAGCAGACACCTTAGAAAGTGGGATTGTAGTAACGCTTGACTTACGCGAAATAACACTATCTGTATCCTTTAGAATCAACCGCTTATTAGTGATTGCGACAAACTCAATGCCAAGTCTGAAAAGTTTTTCGATTTCTTCTCCAGGCATGAGTAACGAATCTACAAACGCTTTTACTTCTTCGATTTGCTGGTCGTTGGATTTGAAAAAAGACATTTCTAATGCTGTTTAAAGGTTAAAGTCAGTAAAAATAGTGAAGGGCATGGTATTTGCGATTAGAAAACAAAATCGCAGGTGAATGAAACTTAATTTCGACGTAGCCAAAGCTTTGCCATGGATTGCACTTATTTCGCTTGGCCAATGTACTTCTTGTCTTTTTTGTGTTACTTCATTGTCAGAGGCATCAAAGCCTAAAACGATATACGTTAGGGACACGGTATTTATTAGAGATACTGTATGGCAATCAAAAGCGCTTTCTAAGAAGGCATACAGCCCTGAAAAAATGAAGTTTGAAACTTTGAAGACTACAGAACCATCCAATTCTTTTGCACCAAAGGCATATTCAGCACCCAAAATACGCAGTAAAAAAACCTCAAGCAAGAGCGAGTATATCACTGGGCCACGTGGCGGCTGCTACTACATCAACGGGAATGGGAAAAAGGTATATGTTGACCACAGTTATTGCCAATAGACAAACAAGCCAATCAACCCTAAAGCCACCACTGCCAGCACGATCCTAGCCCGAAGCACATACTTACTCCGTGGGTAGTTTGTGTTGTCGAAATCGTACTGGTTCATTTTTCCAGTATTTGAAATGAAATCCGAAGGCTACCTGGCTTGACACGATGATTTTTCAAGGCTTCCATGATACCATTGGAAAATTCTTGAAGGACATCCATGGCGGTACTATCGCCTTCTGACGCCAGGTAAGAATTTTTATCCAAATAGGTCTGAGTGCTTGAATGTTCTATTTTCCCGCCTTTAGAAAGCTTGAAACCTTTTCCTGTAAATCGAGCAATTACCTTTTTATTGTTTTTCATTCGCTGTCAATTTGTGGAGCAACTGCCCCTTTTCCCTTCACTTCAAACATGAACATGAAGTAAGCATCCGTATCGGTTTTTTCATTCACCAAATAGTTCAGGTAGCAGGTAAGGATCAGCGCGTCGGTAATGCCTATGCTGTTGATGGTCTTAAGGTCTCCAGGAGCCGGGTACATTTTTTTTAAGAGATCCTTGCCGGCCAGAAGGGCCTTTAATGGGATTTTAATGGTCAGCGTATTGTAGCTGCCTGTGCCCCGCAGATCCTTCAGTTTAGCTAGTTGAGCTTTGGAGACCTGGTAAGTGATTATTCTGTTCATTTGAAAATTGTTTGTAGCACGAATGGGAGTCGAACCCACCTATATCCGAAGACCTTAGCGCTCCATTGCGCTCATGCTTGCCACCCCTACTTTAGAGATCTTAACCAGTTACGGTGCTGGTTTTTCTTTGATTGCGCCACTGTCTCCAGTAACCAATGAGCAAGGCCAGTATGCTGCTGATCCACGCGATCCTTTCTCCGCTTAGGCCGTCTGACTTGGATTGCACTGGAGGAAGTACCGGGCAAGGTGGACAGGGCTTTGTGAGCCAAATGGTATCCATAACAGTGATTGATAATGGAACGGCTCTGGATGGCAGGTACCGTGTGAAATTTCGATATACAATACTATCGCTGGTGAGTCCCTCCGGGCATGGTATTGTGTCGTGGATCTCTACAGCTTCCCCGGCGATTATGATCGTATCCACAACAACCTTAGAATTCATAAGTGAATCAAGACTGAACCACTGGGTAGTACCGGAGGCAGTATAGAATGGGATCCAGTTTAAGGTATCCGTAATGTAGCATTCTGAAGGCGTTTTGGTGGAGTCCCAATCTGGGTAGGCATGTGGTGGATCCTGTACTTTGATTTTGCGGGTGCAGCTTGACGTTAGTGCTGCCAGGGTGAGCATTGCGAGGCTCAAAAAGATAATGGCAAGCAATGCATTACTGATTTTGTGTGTTTGTTTCATGACTTAAAATTAGAGCTGTTAATAGTGCGATGTGAAAGAGCCAAAGGATCAAAGGGACGATCAAAAAAGAGAGCATTGTGTTTGTTTTTCTTCTAGCTTTTTGATCTCGTTTTCGGGGCGCATGCCTAAATACAGGTAGAATAGCGACATGCTGATTTTGAACCGTGGGTAGATGTAAGTTCTCCATACATAGGCGTCGGGTTGACCTTCTACGCGAACTTCGCGGTAGTAGGTTTGAACATCCTGCGCTCTGCGAAGCGCGTTTAATTTTCTATTGTATAGTTTTGCGTTCATCCAATTAATGCAGTGATTTTGTTGTGGTGCTCTGCTGTGTTAGGCTTGAACTTCTCTCGCATCCCAATCAGCGTTACGTCCCAAAGCGGATCCCCTCGAAATCGCTCAGTCATAAAAATGGTACATAGTGCCCGCCACTGGCTTATTTTTAGTTTTCGTTTCCTGCTTTGAGGGAAAGTGAAAGCTTCCAGATTTTCGGCATAAAACTCGATTAGGATCACGTAAGCCAACTCGTCGATGCGGTAGTCATTGCCAAGCAGTGTTTCCTTTGCGACCTGGCCAAGCAATTGCCATTCTTCCGTTTCAATCGTTATTTTCATGACTTCAATTTCCGTTTAGATGGTCTTTTCCGCACACCTTCATTATATAAAACTTCCCATTCCGTAGGGGTCAATTGCTTGCCACTTAAAACTTTAATTGTCAATTCCTTGGCCTTTGGACTATGGATTTTTTTTAGGTTCAAAGTGAATTTGCTCATAGCTCTAGTGCAGTTTGTTGCCCACCTTTCGGGCTTTTATCCCAGATTACAAAAGGCTTATTCCCACCGAATCGGCTGCGCGGGAATGCCTTGAAGTTGTGGACCTGAATTTTTACATCGCACATATAGGCGATCTGCTTTGCATATTCGCCCCGAGGGTCCTTGCCTGACTGCCAGCAGATAATCACGAAGCATTTTCTAGGGTGGCGCTCAATCAGCGTCTTGAATTGTTCGGTGGTCAGGTTGATGTAGTCCCGGCTATCAATGATGCACACCTGCGGTGCGTTCTTACCATCCAACCGGGCCAACATTTCCGGGAATGTCTCCTGGTCGCCGAACACCACCCGGCCTGCTACCTCGCCCATGTTGTTGCGCTTGAGCGCGTCCTGAAGGGTTTTGCAAATCCCTTGTTCGTAGGAGTTGTAATACACCTTCGTGAATCTGGAAACATACTTTGCAAACTGGATACAGAACTCGGTTTTGCCGTGACCAGGGTGGCCCCAGATAATCACCTTCATGTTGCGTTCCGGCTCGCCGAAAGTATCAGCCCAGGGGCCATTAAAGGCGTGGGTGATGAACTTGCGTTCCAGGAAGTCAGTTATTCCGATGCTGCGTGACATTATTTTTGATTTGTTATGGTGTAATGAGACCAACAGCCAAAATCATCATCTATAAACCAACCCTGTTCGCCCATAATCTTGGCTTCTTCTTCAGTCATTTGGAAAAGCAGGTCTTCGCTTCCTGCCCATATCTGGTTATATTCTGTGTCGAATTCGGTACCAGGCTCATACTTATCTATGATTTCCAGACCCCGAAGTATTTGTGTTGTGTTGGCCATGGCTTTAGATTTTAATCTAACAAGGCTTTAGGATTATTATGGATAATGTCATCCAAAGCGGCATGTAAGGAGATAATAGTCCTGTATCCACCGCTATGTTTTTTCCAGGCACCATGTTTAATCGAATAGGTGATTTTGCCTTCCTTTTTTAAGTGGTCGTAACATGCCCGGTAAAATATATATCCGGCTTCATGGAGTTTTGATCTTGATAATTTGTCCATAATCAGTTATTTTTTGCCAGTTCGTTTTCTGCCTCGATCTTGTCTTTTTTCCAGCGGATCACTGAGCGGAGCCGGACAGCACAATCCTTCAGCTCCTGTTCATTCATTGCGTAAAGCACCTTACCTCCAATCCTGGACTGTAGCAGGTAATCATTGACCAACTGCCAATTGCCCGCAGCTGGCTTGATACCCAATTCGTCCAGCAGGGTAAGCACCAGGGACCGCGCCTGACGGATTTCGAGCGGAGCATCTGTTGCTTTTCGCTTGCGCTCCACTGGCTTGAGTCCGTTAATCAGTTCATCCAGCTGGTACCCGTTTAGGTCCCGGATCCTTTCCACGCCATAAGGAGAAAGAATATCTCCTTTGTTGGCCATCAGTCCACGTTCAACGAGGATGCGAGCCAGCAACTGGCGTTTCTTGGTGAGGGTATCTATTTTCGTAGTAGCCTGATTTTTCATTTTGTAGCCAGATTGCTGCGCCCAAAAGGAGCAGGTTGTTTGGAATATCTGTGGTGGCCTGGTAAAGGATCTCCGCTTCAGTTGTTTCAAGGCGCTCCAGGTACAACCCTTTGATCTTGCCCCTTACTATCCGCTCGAAATTCAGGATTGAATGCAGGTCGGATTGGGCAATGTGAAAAGTGACGATCATTTTAGTTTAAACTCGTTGCGGAATCGCTCCTGTTTCAGATAGGTTTCCGGGTATAGCCGCTCCATGCTGGGCTTTTGTTGCAGGAACTGATTGTACTGCTTAATCGAGCGCAGGCATTTAATTCGATCAGCTTCAGTTAGTGCTGTCCAGAGTTTCATGGTTCTGGTTCTGTCGCCGATCTTGTAGGCGTAGGTTTCCCAGAAAACAACGAATGATAGGTCCTTTGGTACAGCCTCCACTTGGATGGGCGTTTTTGGTCCACCGAGCGTCAAAACATCTGCTTCGATGTATGGCACCCGCATGTAGCAAAATGAAACCGCATCAGCTGACAATCCTTCCGTTTCAAACTTTAGGGACTGCAAAACTCCGATCTCATTGTACTCCACCTGGATCACGATATTGCTGTGGTTTCCTATGAAGGTGATGGTATATTTATTATTCATTTTTGAGCGCGGTTAATAGATTCGCTTGGGGCTTGATTTCCTTCTCCTGGTTGATCGTCTTCAGTGTCGTTTTCAGCGTTGTCTTTTTCGATGATCTGAATTTGCATCAAAGGGCAAAGCAGGTCTTCGTCACAGTTGTATTGTTCGGGGTCGAAGGTTCGGTCACAGGCTTTGCAATGGATGATCATGGCTTTTTTGTTGGCTCTGCGCCCAAATATCTTGGGCGCAGAGCGGTGATTTACTAAACCGTGGCTTCCTCGTTCTTTGCTGTCTTGAAATACCATCCACTTCCACGGCTGATTTCCAGATTCCGAACTTGAAGTGCGTTTTTCAAATTCAGATCAGTTTCCAGTGCTGCCAGCATCATACTCAGGTCGAGTTTGCGCGGGGCATAGTCCGGGAACTGGTTGACCAGCTGCGCGGTGTGAGATTCGAGCATCTTGCCCGATGCGCCGACCATCTTCGGAGGGCTGGTGCGCTCGTAGGCTAATAATGGGCCGATAGCGACTTCACCGGTAGAAAGAACATAGGACCGCAGTTCGTCTTCGATTGCCGAGATTTCTACTTCAGTCGCTTTTGCCTGATTACGAAGCATCAGAAGCACCTCAGCTTTTACTCTTGCGGCGGCTGGCGCGTCAAGCTTGACGGCCCTTGCGAGCATTTTTTTAGCAGTTGCGTTGGACATGTTAAACAGTGTTTGAAATTTGAAAAATTATCCTTTAGCGACCCGTAAAAATTTTGGAACCTCATACCAGACCATTATTTCAGTCTTAGGGAATCGCCCCTCAAGGCAGTAGAATTGTTGAAACTGTTCATTCCAAAAGCCATATCGAATACGCGAGTCTAAATCCATGAAGTGTACATAAAGACTTGCTGGAGGCGTCCGATATTCAATATCAATTGCGGTAAGTGTCAGGTCAAATATTCCGTTGTCGCTATTTTTCATGTCCTGCTGTTATTTATAGTTTAAGCGGCCTGAGCTTCGTCGGCCTCGATATTCATTTGCTTAAGTACCTCACGCTGCACCGCGCGTTTGACCCGGCGCAGATCCTCTACAACCTCTTTGCTTTGGCCTCCAACCATGCGGTTGACAGGCTCGCATTCTTTGAAAATCAGTTTGATTGTTTCCTTGTCTGACACCCCATTGGCTGTGCAGATCTGCGCTACATCCTGGAGCGTTGCTCCTACCAGGTTGATGAATCTGCGACCGAATCGGCTTAGTAGTTCTTCAGCGCCTTTGCGGTTGTAGCGGGCATCTGCTTGCATCTGTTTTGCCAGGTGATCCGTCCCGATTATGACCACTCCAAGGCGGTCTTCACACTCGTTGAATAGCGTAATGAGGGTGCGAATGGCAGGGCCTTTAAGTTTGTCCGCTTCATCAAGGATCAGGAGCGGGCGCTGGGCAGCGCGAACCTTAAAGAAGTCTGTGATAGCCATCAAAAGGCTATCCATTGAAAGGGTTTTATTCCAGGCTTCCAGACCAAGGCTGGCAGCAAGATTTTGCAGGAACTCGCGCTTTGCCCATTCCCTGCAGGAGAGTGCGAAAACCGAGTTGCCTCTATTCACGGCCTCGTAAGCTGTTTGTCCGGCTGTTTTTCCGGATCCGGCGCGGTGGCTGACGGCCATGAAAAGGCTTTGTTGTTTGGCGTTGTCCAGTACATGCTGGACAATTCGTGTGTTGGTGATTTCGGCCATCTGCCAGCCTGCCGGGCGGTATCCAAGTGCGCTGGCGACCTTTGACCACATTGAATCTGCAATGTTGTCCCAGTTACCTGCCCGCATCTGGCTGAGCGTGGCCGGGCTTACAGAGCATTTTTTTGCTGTCTTTTCCTGAGATCCAAGGCGGTTGATTTCCACTTCAATGAGTGCTACAACCTCGTTTTTTTGTTGCTGTGTCATGTTGAAAATGTATTTTATCCTGTGCTTTTGTTTCCGGTTTAGGAGAAAAAAGTAGGGGGGTGGATTATCCGCACTCACAGCGTGTCGGGCTGGCGTTTTTATGGGCTACTCGCAAAGCGCTAATGGTAATGGTGGGTATGCTCGCTGCACTACGTTATCACGCTGACCATACTGGCGTGTTCTCCCCATAGGCGGGGGTTCTGACTACCGATGGGCGTAGGAGGTCGGAAAAAAGGCCTCCAAAACGCCTAAGTGGCACATCGTTGCTGATCCGGTAATGGTGTTCAATTCAATCCAGCTGGATCCGCAAAAGTCTGCGCGATACAGGTGGGGCTCCGATTGGGTGAGGATAACCTGGTAGGTTGACTGGCGGTCATCCCGGTCAAACCGGATGATCGTCAGCTGACCTTTCGGTACATCGATCATGAACTCAGCCATTTCCGGATATACCGCAAGAATGGTTTGTTCGCCAATGGAAATGTTTGTTGGCGCACCAGGTGCGCGTTGGCTGATTGCTGGCCAGATGGCAAGCACTAAAAGCAGGATTGTGATTAACTCTTTCATTGTGAGTAGTGATGATGATAAAAGATTGTAGCGCGGAGGGGAATTGAACCCCCTCATCTGGATTATGAGCCCAGCGACCACCGAGGCCGCGCTTACCATGAAAAGACCTCCGCCTTTCTAGCGCCCCAATTGCGCCTTGATCTCCACCCGGGAATCGAACCCGGCACTTTGCAGCTGACCCACTGCCCTGGAGAATCCTATTAACCAACATTCCGATTTACATCATGTCAAGCACCATCCTTGCCACGTTGATCTCTTGCTCCGGGTGCTGTGTTTCTTCTTCGGGGAGGGTGAGAAGCACCGGGACCTTACGCTCTGCATTCATTTCTTGCAGCAGCCAATCCGTCTCCGATGCCTCTGCCTCCGACTTTCTGCCGAAACCGTTAAGCAGCAATCCTACCTCGCTGCCGTCACCACTTTTGGCGACTAGTTCCGCTTCTCGCTTCATCTCAGTTTGTGTTTGTCTTGCCTTGTCCCTTCCCAGTTGTTTGTAGTCCGCATTTGGACCAAATACCTGCACCCTCGGCACTAAATCCACCTCGCACAGGCAATTTGGATTTAGTAATCTTTTGTCGTCGTCTTCAAATATCCAGGCCTTTGTCAAGTCTTCCAGGTCGTAAGCCAGCCAGACGTTTTTGTGATTTTTAAGCACTTCGTAATCCCGAACTGCGTAATGGTATTCTGACTTCTGGATCTCTGTTCTTACCATGCTGTTCCGGATGCTGACCTTTTTCATCAATCCGAATAGCATCGCCTGCTGCCATTCTGTTACTGTTTTCGAGTGCGGTTTTTCGCTGATCTGGTAAAGTTGTTCCGGGCTGTGCTCAATTGCCGAGTGTTTGCGGCTGTAGGTGCTCAGCACGGTTGTATTGTATTTTGAAATGCACCAAACGGCCTCCTTGGTTGCTGTATCCATGTTCCAACCGTCTCCTTTTGCCACCTTACGGACCGCTTTCAAGTACTCTGCACTGCGGTGGGCGGCTTCGCGTCGGCTTTGTATGCCCTCGCCGTAGTAGTAGGGCGACTCCTGGAAAAACACACTTTGCAGCGTTCCAAACCAGCGTTCGAGTTGAGCCTTTGCGGTGGCTGTATGCTTGTAGCTCACCTTTACACCTACCGCTTCCATGCGTCCCTGGATGGTTTGCCATTCCGGCGTATTGTGTCCAGGGAATCGGTCAATCGCTACCTCGTATGGTAGTGTTTTGGTCAGCCTTGCAGCCATTCCAAGTGCATCGATGTACATCCATCGGTCTTCAGAAAGGCTGAACGATGCGCCCAGGATCTGGCCAGAATGCACGTCCCGGCATACCACCATATAGAGGAACTTCTCGCGACCATCCTCGCCCATCCAGGGAATGAAGTTTACCCTCGTTCCGTCCAGCTGCCAGCAGTCGTTTGCGAAAATCGCATTGGCTACTGGTGTGTATTCCCGGTACACCTGGCCCAATCTTCCGCGATCAGCGTACCGTCCTGCACTTGTCAGGAACTTGGTAGCTGGCTGCGCAAGCAGCTGTGAAAGCCATGATTCTGAAGGCTCGCGCTTCCCTGTCAGCGTACACACCTGCCGGATCTTGCGGATGATGTGGGCGTTGGAGAAGTTTTGAGGCATTCCGCGCATCTGGATCACCCAGCTTTCCACCTCTGTGTCGTTCAGCTTGCGAGCGTTCTGGTTGTCGGTGCGTGGCAAGTCAATGACCTCCCAAACACCTTTACCTTTTGCCTCGGCCACCTTTTCGCCCAGCCTGCGCCAGTTTGTGGGCAGGTATCGAACCCCAAGTGTGTCGAGCACTTCGCCCACGTCGCGCAACCAGGAGGCGTTGAAGCCTTCGGGCTGCCCCAGATCGAGAACCGTGTCCAGTGCAGCACATGCCCGGCTTAGCTCTTGCATTTGCTGGCTGGTGTATCCGTAATAATGCTGCAGGTAGGTGTTTTGAAGGGCCTCTAATCTTTGTTTAACCAGTCTTTCAAGTTGTTGCAGACGGCCACTTTTGGCCGCTGTTTGTTTTATGTATTCCAGCTGATCAGCTGGAGGTAATTGGCTTTTGTATCGCGCCGGAGCTTGGTCCGGGATGTTGTCAAGGCAGTAATAGAAGCGTCCTTTGATCCTTGCCCAGCGCCATGATCTGCCGGTGTCTGGGAGAATGTCTTTGTCACGCTTCGCCTGGGATACTGAGTCGAGGTACATTGGGCGGATTCTCTTGCACAAGTACACCTCCGTCACTCCTTTCAAGTTTCTAAGCAATCCCTCTTGGCTTATCCACCATTTTCTAACTACCTGTCCGTCTTTGCGCTCAGGGAGGCAAACCAGGTCATCAGGGTCAAAAGCAAAGCGGAGATTCGGTGTGTCGTTCATGTCGGAAGTGGTCGGTGGTAGCTATTTGGGATTCTTCAAATGTTGTGCTGTCAGGCACATTGCATATTGGCTAATGAAAGCTGCTCCGCTTGCTTTACATATCGCTCAACCCTTGACAAGCGCTCTTTCTCCTTCTCTTCCAACTCAATCCAAAGCTTCGCAGCTTTGAGCATCAGCTCGGTATCTTCATGAGTTCCATTCAAAACTCTGCGTACCCATTCCCGGCTACAATCCCCGCGCTTAGCCAGTTCGGTGATACTGCCATCGTGTTTTTTCAAACCGTCGTAAATCTTTTTTACAGTTGCCATGTGTTTTGCTTGTGTTCGCGATTACTTTTGCACAGTAATGGCACAAAGGTGATGTAAGAATATCTTACATTGTATCTGTTATGTAAAATATTTTTACAAAACCCGAAAAAATACCATTTTTGCGGTATAAAATGACCGAACGCAACAGCAGATTAGAGGAAATCAGGCAGGATTTAGGTCTAAATAAGACCGAGATGGCCAGCGTAATGGGTATAACACCCCATTACTACTATGGCATATTGAGCGATAATGGGAAGGCAAATTTGAGAATTGAGCATTTGGAGGCCCTTTTAAAGGATGCAAATGCTAATCCAATGTGGATATTAACAGGACAAGGAGATAAATATGTAGGAATATCTGACAAAATAAACGCTCAAGGAGACCCTACTCCAGAGCAGATCGAGGCACTTTACCAATATGTTATAAGTAGAAATACAGCCGTTTTGACTCCGCATCAAGATATTTTACTCCGGCTGGCATGTTCCCAATGCTACATAGATTACCCAGATATTAATTCACTGAGAGACTTAGCGATTGCGGCTAGTGTTTATCTGAAAATCATCATCAGGTATCCGAAGGCGGATTTTGTCGCCATGCTCGGAATTCAATAAGTAGATGGATTTGACTAAAAGGATCAATTGATCCCTGCCCAGGCTTTTATTTGCACTAGTTGTGCTGCGTGTTTTAGGTTTGGTCATGAGAAGGTAGATTATAAAAGCAGGGAGGACAAAAGTAGACCGGCTGCACCTAAATACAAACAAATTGTTTGAATATTTCTCAACCTAATACTTAACTGATGAGTAACCATTATAGCCCAGATTGATGCATAGTTATCTGAGCTATATTATTCACAATCTTGGTCCTTAATCACCTAAAAACAACTTGTTTTAAAAACCAAAAGTGCAAAAAAAAGTAACACTTTGAAACTGTTACTTCAAAGTGTTACTTTTTATAGGTAAAACCAAATGTACATATTTTTGTGCAGTTTTTCCCGCTGGCGCATTTGCGGGGCCGTGGGTGTTTTAGGGCTTTATTTGTGGTGCAATGTACTTTATGGGCGAGATACGGCCTCCTGCAGCCCTTTAAATGCCTTTAAAATGATGCCTAATGTACTTTCCGTTTGTACAGGTTTATACGGGCAAAATATAGCATAAACCTTTCTTTATCAGCTCGTTATACGTTTTCGGGCAAAATATAATAGTACATCTTTTAGTGTACATTTGGTTTTACCCCTCATAGAGGGCTGGTATTTCATGAATGTGGTCAATT